CTCTGGGTGGGCGGGCATTGCCCGCCCGTTTGCCCTGTCTCACATTACGATAAAATCTTCGCCGTACTTTTCAAAGTGGCGCTTGCAGTACTCGTCCACAAATTCCTGCTCCGTGCAGGGCGCGATGTCAGAGTGTATCGCTTCGCGGATCTCGTCATCCATCAGCATAACCGCTGCGTCCATGCTTACTTCGTTGCCGTTTACATTTACTATGTTTTCCATCTTTAACTCCCTTCGGGGCTTTAGCCCCTTGCTTTATTGTGCCTTTATTATATACTATTCCGGTATAGTTGTCAAGGGGTTTTGCTTTCTTTTGAAAAAATATTTTTCCGTTGACTTTTGCACGCCCGGTGGTACTATAATGATAGAAGCGCTTCTTTTTACTTGCTATTCAGCTTTGCTTCGGCGGTCTCTATGATATCCTCACAGCAAAAATCTTTATCTTCCCACCTATCCATAAGGCCGAGGGCCTGGCATATGGCTTCCAATATCTCGTCCTCGCGGGGCGCATAGAAGGGGTCTTTTAGCATCTCAACCAGCTCGGCAAGACCGATTTTGCGATAGCTTGCTTGCAAGTAGGCAAAATTATCTTTTTGCTCGGCGGTAAAAGGATGGTATTCGACGGGATTTATCTCATAGCCGTGCTTAATTGCGCCCTTGAGGTACTGCGCGCCCAGCTTGGCATAGTCTTCGTACATCTCCGTGCCTTCCTTTATGGTATACAAGGCGCTATGCCTTTCTTCTTCGGTCATTTCCTCGGCTTCTTCAACCTTTTGCTCAGCTTCTTCGGCCTCTGCGGCCTCGACGATTGCGGTATAGATGGCTTCGGCGGCTGCGGCTATTTCGGTGTCGCCCTTAGCACCGTAAGCATGCTCGGCGTGAAATTCGCCGGTCGCTATATCAACATACATTTTCATGGCCTTCATGCGGCCCGCGCGGGCGTTGGAGATGCTCTCGCCGTTAAAAGTGGCGGAGGAAATATTACCAGACTTGTAAGTGTCGCATTCAAGGCCGCAGGCAGTAGCGTCAATGTAAAGCCTGTCGTAATCGCCCTTAGTCCAGCGCTTAAAACCCGCGTCCTCAAGCTTCATTATCATTTTCTCGTTCAACATTTTTTAACTCCCTTCGGGGCTTCGGCCCCTTGCTTTATCATGGCTTTATTATATACTATTCCGGTATAGTTGTCAAGCGGTTTTGCATACTTTTTTTGAAAAAATATTTTTGCTCATTAAATGCCCTATAAATTCCCTCCCCGCGCCCTGAGCGCGGGGCTTAATTTTTGCGAAAATAAGGCATAAGGAGGCGAAAAAAATGTGGAATCCTAACCCCTTTTTTGGCGGCTATCAGCAGCCCCAGCAGTACCAGCAGCGCACCGAAATTGCCCAAGTCAATGGCGAGGGCGGGGCGAAGGCGTACAGCCTTGCGCCCAATAGCAGCATCCTGCTGCTGGACACCACCGCGCCCATAGTCTGGCACAAGTGTACCGACAGCGCGGGGTATCCTACATTAACCCCGTACACCATCACGCCGTATCAGCCTGCGCCGCCTGTGGACATTAACGACCTCGCGGCACGAATATCAAAATTGGAGGATAAATTAAATGAATCCCATATTGCAAGCAATGAAAGCTGGAAGCCAGCAGACCCCGCAAATATCCCCGCAGCTAATCGCACAGGCCAAAAGCATGATGGGGATGCCCGCGCAAATGCAGCAGGTAATGCGGATGCTCGGCGGGCGTGACCCCCAGCAGATGTTTTACAGCCTGTGCCAGCAGCGCGGCATAGACCCTGAAAGCATCTTATCACAGATACGATAAATCACGCGCGATTTATATACCAAAAAATAAAATTGTGAAGGAGAAAAGACAATGGATAATGTACCCTCTTTGGCGGATATCGCCGCCGTGACAGACAAAAATGACGGCCTTGGCGGTAGCATGGGCGGAGGATTCTGGATATTTGCTCTTATCGTGCTTTTGGCTATGATGGGCGGAGGCTTTGGCGGCTGGGGCAACCGTGGCAACGGTGACTACGGCCAGTACGCGACCGCAGCGACGCAGCAGGAAATCCTTTTCGGTCAGCATTTTGGCCAGCTTAATGACCGCTTGACCAACATTGGCAACGGCATATGCAGCCTTGGCTACGATATGCAGGGCAATATCGGCCAGCTGGGGAAGGAAATGGCCCTCGCGCAGAATACCACGAATATGACCGTTATGCAGTCCGCGAACGGCATACAGTCCCAGATGGCGGAGTGCTGCTGCGCCGTGCAGCGCGGCATGGATGCCATCAACGCCAATATCGACGCAAAATTCGCGGCCCTTGAAAAGGCGCAGCTTGAGCAGCGCATAGCCCAGCTTGAGCAGGCTAATAACCAACTCTTTGTGCGTGAGCAGCTGACGGGCGTGGTACGCTACCCCAACGGCTACACCTATAACGCCGGGAATAGCCCGTTTTGCGGCTCCGGCTGCGGCTGCGGCAATAGCTGCTGCTAAGACATGACACACCATCCGGCATTGCCGTGACTATCGGGGCGGCTTGACCGCCCCTTGATTATGAAAGGAGAAAATTATGGCTTGTAAAAATATATGCCAGCTTTGCCCCCACCTGATTATATCCCAGTCCGTGACATTTGTGGCGGGTACTGGGCTTATTATCAATCTGCCCGCAGGAGTGTACGCCAACGGCGAGAAATATTGCATCGTCGTGGCGCAGAGCATACCCGATACCACCACCATATCCGCGCCCGTATATATCACCATCGGCACAGGCACGGCGCAGTATCCCCTGACAAACCGCTGCTGCGCACAAGTGACAGCGTGCAGCATGCGCAAGCGCACCAAGTACAGCACCGTGGTGGCCACCACCCCCACGGGCGGGACGTTTAAGCTGCTTGGCAACCCGCCTTGTGCGCCGAATAACGACTTGACGGGTCTGACTGGCGGAGCCGTCGCCACCGTGGCGGAGGCGGCTAAAAAATGAAGCTGATTAACGATTTATCCGACCAGATTTGCGAAGAAATCGCGGACGCTGAAAAGTATGCTAAGTGGGCGCTTGCGGTCAAGGACGATATGCCGACCGTGGCGCAGACCCTGTACACCATATCGGGGCAGGAGCTGACCCACGCATCCATGCTGCACGACCTTGTAGCCCGCGCCATATCGGACTACAAGGCCAAGCATGGCGACCCGCCCGCAGATATGCTGACACTGTATAACTATTTACACAGCAAACAGATAGACAAAACGGAACGTGTAAAAAGATATCAGGATATGTATAAGGCGTAATCTATTTACACCATGCCCCGGCAACTTTCCGGCAACCTTTTATTGTTTGTTTGCGGCGGCGCGTGTTTTCAAAAATGCCCAATTGCGGGCGTTTTGTGCGACAATGACGTACTTTGGTGGGCAAAAAATCCAAGTAGCTGCCGGATACCAAAGAAGAAAAGCACTCATAAAAATGGGTGCTTTTTCTTAGTGATTTAGGCATTTTTTAATTGCCGCCGTTGCCGTGCGCTTTGGGGCTGGCAACTTTCCGGCAACTTTTTTCAAATGCGCCCTGTAACTGTTCTGCGCTGTATTTTTCCTTCTGCGCCGAAAGGTGTGAATATATTTCAAGCGTAATTTTTGCATTGGTGTGGCCTAAATACCTCTGCGCCGAAAGCACGTCCACGCCCGCGTTATATAGTACACTGGCGTAATTGTGCCGAAGGTAATGCGGGGTTATGACCGATATCATCCGCCCGCCCTTTTCAATCGCGTCAATCTCCGGCGCGATATCATATAGCCGCGCCATTAAGTCGTCCCATAGGCGGTATCGCGTCGCATTGCGGTGATATGACCCTGTGGACGACGGTACTACATACGACTGCGGCAGCCCGCGCACGGGGCGCAGCTTGTCCGCCAGATCGCGCGGCATGGGGATTGTCCGCACAGACTTATCAGTTTTGGGTGCATCTATCTCACCCGTCTTGCCGGCCGCTTGCTGCTCAACGCGGATTGTCCCCGCCTTGAAGTCAACGTGCCGCCATTGCAGGCCGCAAGCCTCGCCGTAGCGCATACCTGTGTAATATAGCAGCGCAAGCATTAGCGTGCCGTCCTCGTCCATCAGGCGCAGAACCGCATCCGTCTCCGCGTCCGTCAATGCCCTGCGCGTCTCCTTTGGCTTGGACGGAATTGTAAGCCCGACAGTGATGTCACGCGGGATAAGCCCCTGACTATACGCCCGCTGAAATACCCCGCGCAGGATTGTAGATATGTTGCCTATTATGGCCGCGCACGTGTCGGCCTTGGCGTTCAGCAGCCGCTGTAAATCCTCCGTGGTAATTGCCGTCAGCCGCCGCCCCGCCAACGCGGGGAAGATGTGCTTATATAGTGCCGTGCGGTATGACATTTGCGCGGATACGCCTATATGCGGCTGCTTATACACCTCATACCATGTCAGCGCGTATCGGTCAAAAAGTATTCCCTCCGGCACTGCGTTTGCTCCCGTGACGTACTTTTCCCGCGCCGCCGCCTTAGCCGCTTCCAATTCTTTTTTGGTGCGCCCTGATACATACTTGACTATGCTTTTCCCGCTTGCGTCCGTGCCTACAGTTATTTTTGCACGGTAGCGCCCATCTTTTTGCTTCGCCATTTCATTGCCCCCTTTGTGATTTTATGATATAATAGGGGCGAGCGTAGTTCGGCTATATCTCGCTCCCTTTCCTTTGTACCGTGCGGATTGCAGCCGCACGGAATTTTTATGGCCGCCTGAGCCATCCCACGGCGGGGTTAAGCACATCGTATAAAAAACCCCCTATCAATATCCCGGTTACGCTTACGCTGTACACCACCGCCCACCGAAGCCATTTGCCAAGCTGCTGTATACGCCTGTCCTTTTCCGCAAGCAGCAGCCTGACTGCGTTGGTGTACCTCTGTGTAGGTGCTTCGGCCTCCTGCGGCACGGCCCCGTAAATCTCGTCCGCAAATTCATGCATTGTCGCGCCTAAGCCTTGGGTAACAAGTATTTCATACGTCGCCATCGGCGTACCTGTTTCGCCCTGCAAAGTGCGTTTGAGCGTGGATAGCGGGATTTTACTTCTTCGCGCTACGTCCTGAATCGTCACGCCGTGTTTTTCCCGCAGCCTTGCAAAAGCATCGGCATACTTTTGGTTACATTCGGTGATTGTGTCCACATTTTCGCCCTCTTTCTTCTGTTTTCTATTTCTGATACCCAAAAGGCTCATTTTTGATACCCAAAAGGCTCATTTTTTTACCAATATTTTGTCGAAAGGCTCATTTTTAGCCCTATAAATTGCTCCCGATATGCGGTACGCTTGATATGCGCATAGGGGCGCACCCGGGGGCGGCGCGACCTTACCTTGCTTCTCCACCGCCCCCTCCACCCACCATAGATTATATGATGTATGGTGTCTGTGATATGGTATCATATCTTAACAATTTTTTCACGGAGGATAAGACAATGACGCGCACAGAATTTTCCCACACCGTTGACCGCTTGGGCGAAGAAGGCGTTAGCCTTCTCCGTTGTTACGCTGAGCTGCTAAAAATTTCGCATATGACGCAAGCGCAGCCCGCCCCTGTTCATCAAGACAATCGTAAAGATTAAGTATCTCGGCTTTTTCGGCTTCCATTTGCGAGGGCGCTGCATCTGTTAAATCGTCCAGCGTACATCCCAGCGCCCGCGCAATCGCTTTCATTGTCTCAAGGTTCGGGTTTGTGGTAGCGCCGCTGCTGATTTTGCGCAGCGTGCTAAGCGGCACACCCGACGCAGCGGCAAGCTGCTCTAAGTCCATCCCAAGTGCTTTGCGCAGCTCGGCAAACCGCCCAAATTTTGTCGGCATTTCATCACTCCCCTTTGCTTTATCTACTGATATTATACACCACATCTTATACCAAATCAAGAATAAAAGTTCCACGAACGGAACATAAAATTAAAAAAAGTTATTGACAAGTGCCTATGATGGTATTATAATGGCAGCATAAAGACCAATGATGGTATTTGACAAGACCAAAGGAGGTACATAGATGTACAGCTATCTTAAGGGCAAAATCGTCGAAAGGGGTATGAGACAAACTATCATCGCTGATGCGCTGGGCATATCCCCCAAATCCCTGGGCTTGAAGCTTGCGGGTAAGCGCGATTTCAAATGGGACGAAGTATGCCTGATACAGAGCCGCTTTTTCCCGGACATTGACAAGGACACGCTTTTTATGGCTGCCGAAGAAAAGAAAGGGGCATAAGGTGACCTGAATAATAGTCGGGTCACATCCAGAGCGAGAAAGAAGGAGGAAAAAGGAAATGAGGAAATGTGAAAATTGCGGCGCGAACCTTGACAGCGGGGAGCGCTGCGACTGCGAGCGCGAGAGCGACAGGGAGAAGCTTGATAGGGCGTGCCGGATGATAGTGAAAGCTATATTCGCCATGCGCGTAGCTGATGGGCTGCTGAGGGAGTGCGGGATTATACCCTGCGCGACCCTCGACTATGACCACGGTATCATGGATCGAGAGCACGGGCAGCACATTCAGCTCCTATCGGGCAGGAAAGCCTTTGAGCGCATCACTGGGGAGAAGTGGGAGGAAGAGCAAGAGCCGGTGGGCGAGAAGTGGAAGCGGGCAGCGACCATATACCGTGGAGTAAAGATCACAGAGCTACAATGGGAGGGCGAGGGCAGTGGATTTTGAAAAGATACTGCGGGAGATGATACAGCAAGCCGTGGACGAGCGTATAAACGATGCCGCGGCGGTAGAAGATCGCATGGTGCGGGCGCACGGAGAGTACGTCCCCACCACACAGGCCGCTGAACTGCTGAATGTCAGCCCCGTCACCGTGCGGCGGATGCTGGCCGATGGGCGGCTGACAGGCACAGGCGGAGAGAAGCCGCTGGTGATGGTGCGCAGTATGGCGCACATGGCAGAGACGGGTAAGACGCGCAAGCAGAAATACCCCGATTTTGCCATTATAGGGAGGTAAGCTATGGCGAAGCTGACAAGGGCTGAATTTATCGCCCACGCCGTGGCGGACAGAAGGAAGGACAAGCTACGCGGGCAGAAAGAAGCGTACTGGGTGCGGTCGGCACATATAGACGCAGAAAGGTGGAAAAAAAGATGAATGTTTGGTACGTTGCATTATGGGTGTACATGCTCGCGGGCGAGGCTATCATGCTGATAATCGCCTTTAACATCTGCCGCAAGGAGGCGGCGAAGGGCAAAAAGAAAGCCCACCGAGGGAGTTAACAACGGTGAGCCAGATAAAGCCGCAGTCTTAATGACCGCATTGATATTATATCACATCAATGCCGTTTACACAAGCCGCGGCGGACAAAAGCTTTTAAGTGACCGCACGTTAGCAAATTTAATCTATATAGATTATGGTCTGGTCGCTTGAAGATAAAAACAGCGCCGGGGCGGAGCTGAGATGCCGCCCCAACGAAAAAGGAGAAGCAAGGCTATGAAGTATCTTAAAGTCTATACAGACTTTGAAGAAGCCATAGAGATGCTCGGCGACGCTGAGAAGGGCAGGCTTTTCACGGCGATGCTGCGCTATGCCAGCACCGGAGAACTGCCAGACTTACGCGGGGGCGAGCGGTTACTATGGCCCACGGCAAAGTTGAATATCGACCGTACGAGGGCGGAAGCCGAGAAAAACACCATCAACGGGAAAAAGGGAGGACGACCAAAAACCCAAAATAACCCAGAAAAACCGAACGAAACCCTAAAAGACAAAGACAAAGAAAATAATATTATCCCCCTATCTCCTAACGGAGATATCCCCCCTAAGGGGGAGCGCCCCCCAGAAAAACGCTTTGTCAAACCCACAGCGGACGAGGTATGCGCATACTGCGTGGAGCGCGGCAATCACGTAGACGCACAAGCGTTTGTGGACTTTTATGCCGCTAAAGGCTGGAAAGTGGGGAATGCACCTATGAAGGACTGGAAGGCGGCCGTGCGGACGTGGGAAAAGCGGGATGCCGAGCGCAAGCAATCCGCCACATCGCGCCCTAACCGCCAGCGGGATTTGTGCAGTAGCCGTGCATACAGTGCGGCAGAGCTTGACAGCGTGGGGACTGACTTGCTGGGAGGTGAATAAGATGCACACATACGAGCTAATCGAGATAAACTGCGGCATTGTCCACGTGCTATACACCGCTACCAGCCGCCAAGACCTATACAGGGCATACCGCTCGGCATGCCAGTGCGGAGGGCTTGTCCGTATGCGGATAGATGGCAAGACAATGCCGATATATCAGGCGGATGCACACGCACCCGCTGAGGCACGGGGAGGGAGAAAATGAAGCGCACATACACCCCGCCAACCGTGCCCTTGGAGGACGCAGAGCAGCGGATAATCTTTCAATGGGCGGCAATGGAGACCGCCGCCCGCCCTGAGCTGGGACTTCTGTACGCCATCCCCAACGGCGGCAAGCGGGCAATTAAGACCGCAATCGCGTTAAAGGCACAGGGCGTTAAGTCAGGCGTGCCGGATATGTGCTTGCCCGTAGCGCGTGGCGAATATCATGGCCTGTACATCGAACTAAAACGGCAAAAGGGCGGCACGGTGAGCGAGACGCAAAAAAGCTGGATAACCGCGCTTGCGGAGCAAGGCTATAAGGCCGTTGTTTGCAGGGGCGCAGAGGAAGCGATAAAAGTGATAAAGGAGTATCTGCAATGAAAAAAATATCCTATACGGAATTAAAGGCGATCATCTATAAGCACGCAAAATGGCTAAGAGGTGAGGATGGCGGGGAATGTGCCGACCTGCGCGGTGCCGACCTGCGCGGTGCCGACCTGAGCGATGCCGACCTGCGCGGTGCCAACCTGCGCGGTGCCGACCTGAGCGATGCCGACCTGAGCGGTGCCAACCTGAGCGGTGCCAACCTGCGCGATGCCAAAAATATCGATAAAATTGCGTGGAATGCGCGCACGGCCTTTTATCCATTACAGTGCCCTGAGACGGGGTCGTTTATCGGGTATAAAAAGGCTTCCGGCTATATTGTCGAGTTAGAAATATGCGCAAATGCAAAACGTAGCAGCGCTACATCGCGTAAATGCCGGTGCAGCAAGGCGAAGGTGCTGAGCATAACCTACTCAGATGGATCTGATAGCGGCTTAACCGAAATCACAAGCGATTTTAGTAAAGAATTTGTTTACCGTGTCGGCGAAATCGCAGAGGCCCCAGACTTTGACGAAAACCGTTGGGACGAATGCACCGCGGGTATACATTTTTTCATCACGCGCGGAGAGGCCGTGAAATACTGATGGGCGAAGCAATCAGGACGATAAAGGAGTATCTATGGGAGCATACATCAACAAGGACTTAAAGGAGCTTATCATCACCCTTGCGTCTGTGATTGGCTTTGGTGACGTGCTGGTCAAGACCGGACGGCTACACCAAGAGGACGAGGACGCGGCGAAGCTGATGATGGGCGCAGCCACCACGATATCGCAGCACCTTTTACAGGGGCGGGACGCGGAGCAGATAGAAGCCTTGCAGCGTCAAGCGGGATTTTATGAGATTATCGCCGTACCTAAGACCTCAGCGCGGATAGACAAAGAATTTTATATCTGCCCGCGTGAGGATTTTGAATCACTGGTGATAGACGACTTTTCAAACCCTTGCCCCTTTTGCGAATTGGAGGGCAAGGAGGTGCGCAAATGCGGCCGCCGCAGGGCGTTGATACGGTGCGGCGTAGTCGGGAACACAGAGGGCGAATGCCCGTATAAGGGGGCGTAAAAAGTGAAAACGCGAAGAGATTACACAAATGCCAGCGGCTATATTTGCCCAACTGAAAATACGGCGATATACAACGCCGACAGGGGCATAAAGGACAGCTATACCGCCCCGATGATACGCCCTAAAGTGGAACGGCTGAAAAAGACACCGCCGCCGCCCAAGCCAAAAGACGAAAACCTACAGAAGGCAAGGCGAATGTACGCCGCATTGTGCGGTATAGCAGCAATGATGGATATGTCTATCGATGATATCACACTAAAAGTCAAAGGCGACGCATCACGGTATAAGAATAACGGCGAGAAAAAATGCGTAGAAAGGGAGGATTAAAAATGGATTGGATAAGCGTTAAAGAGAGATTGCCTGAAGAAAAAGAGCCCGTAATCATACTGCTACGGGACGGGCAGGTATTTAGGGGCGAAATACGTGAAAGGATTCTGCTGCCGGAGTGGTGGTACTACTATGATGCGGGTATCACGGCCTGTACATCGAGCTAAAGCGGCAAAAGGGCGGCACGGTGAGCGAGATGCAAAAAAGCTGGATAACCGCGCTTGCGGAGCAAGGCTATAAGGCCGTTGTTTGCAGGGGCGCAGAGGAAGCAATTAGGACGATAAAGGAGTATCTGAAATGAAAGCGATAATTAACACAAGGGAATTTAACCGCATTATTGCGGCAACGAAAGCATTTGTTGATGTACACGGCGAAAGGCCGCTGTATAGGCGTATCAAGCTGGAATTTAGCGCAAAAAACAAGCGTGTAACTGCGGTTGCGATGGACAGCTTTAGAATGGCCGTTGAAAACGCCGCGTTGGACGAGTGTGACGAAGATTTTATCGCATACACTGAGGGTAATATAAAATTGCCGTCACGCAAAGACGTGTATGCACAAATCGAATTGCAGGGCGACATTCTTAATGTGTACTGCGAAGGGCTTATATACGGCTATGTACAGCCTGCCATAGAAGGTTTTGACTGGGGAAAGGTAGTCCCCCGAAGTGATGTGCGCTATAAGATTGCATTTAACGGTGACTTGCTATTAAGCGCATTACGGGCGGCAAAAATATCGTGCGGCGGTAAGCATTCGCAGTGCATAACGCTGGAGATCAGGGGGACGTCAGAGCCTATTATTCTGAGGACTAACAAGGAAGATATAAAACTGATGATGGCCATGCGGATACATCCTGAACCACCGAAGGAGGGAACGAAGGCATGAATTTATATTTTTGCACGGACGATTCGCATGATTCGGGGCTGTACGTTGCGGCGGAATCACGGGGCAAGGCGAAGTGCATGTACTGCGATTATTGCGACTCTTTGCTGGATTTTATCATGGTACACACATACATAATGCGCCGCGACTTTGAAGCTCCGGCGGGCGTGTACGATGAAAATTGTGAAGCTTTGGAAGCCGCAGGAGTGCGGTATTGTGAGGAGGATTAAAGAATGGAATGGATAAGCGTTAAAGATAGGTTGCCGGAGCGCGATGGCGAAAGCATATATGTTGAGTGCATCGTAACAATTTGGCATTACGGAACTGATATTTTTGGGGAATCGTATGACCGATGCTGTACGACTATTGCGCAATTTGACACGACGCAAAAAATCTGGAGTATCGGGATTGACGATATCTCAATGCACCTAAATGCCCTAATCGGGCTTGATGATTTATCATCTGATTCCTCTTACATTTCACATTGGATGCCGTTGCCGAAGCCGCCGAAGGAGGACTAATCCATGAGTAAGGTAGTAGCAAGATATTTTCAAAAATGTGATATGTGTAATCGGGAATTTCAGCTTCAGTGCGAAAAAGCAGAATTGGGGAAGGCAGTATTGCCCGGCTGGTTTATCCCTTGCGATGGCAGCAGACCGACACCACTGTTAATCCCTGTACATTTATGCCCCGCTTGCTTGCAAGAAATGGCTGAATATTTGCGGGATAAATATCTATTAAATGATGTGGACTACGCAGGAATCCAAATTGGTAAAATGCCGCCAAAGGAGGAAAAGCAATGAGTAAGTATATAGACGTTGACGCATTCGTTGAGAACTTTCGCATGACGCAGCTTTTGCTGAAAGTGTGGGCTGGCCCCAATTTAACACCGGAGCAGGAAATAGTTATTCAGAGCGGTGAAGCACGACCGCCTGTGGGAAGAAATCGAGGACAAAAGTTAAAATACCCCAAAGGGCAACGCTGGAGGTAACGATATGACACAGTACGCAAATATGCCGAGGAAGCAAGAAGGAAAAACGAATGAATGCGGCGCTGCTGTCCTCTAAAAATATGTGCTGGTGTACGCCGCAAGACTTCTTTGATGAATTGGACGCCGAATTTGGTTTTGTGCTTGACCCAGCGGCGACCGACAAAACGGCGAAATGTCCTTTGTACTACACGCCGGAAACGGACGGGCTTTCACAAAGCTGGGATCGCGGCGGCGCGGTATTCTGCAATCCGCCTTACGGACGCGAGATCGGCAAGTGGGTTCAAAAGGCCTTCGAGGAAGCGCGGGGGGGGTATCCGATTGTTTTACTTATCCCAGCGCGGACAGACACAGCATATTTTCACGATTACATTTACGGGAAAGCGGAAGTCCGCTTCGTGCGCGGGCGGCTACGGTTCACGGACGACAACGGGAACGCCGCCGATCCCGCGCCCTTCCCTTCAATGGTAGTTATCTATAACAACGGTAAAAAAGAAATGTCTGGTGAATGTAGCAGGTGCCGCAATGACTACAAAAAGGACAAGCTGAAAGATTTCAAGGAGGACACATGACACAGTACGCAGATGCAGACAAACTGCTTGCAATGTATACGTTTGATGAAAACGATAACGAACTGAAAGAGCTAAACGAGCGCGGACATGTGCCGTTGCCCGTGATAAGGGAAAATATCAAGGATTGTATAGTGCCGGACGTGGAAAAGAAGCTACGCGAGTACGATGTACTTGCGGGAGTGCTATATGTGATGGGTAAGGCTACAAACGCTTTTACCGAGCCAGAACTAAAAAAACTTGTTACGGGGCTAACGGGGAAAGGTGAAGAATTCTACAAGGCGGTTGACGACTTTGTCACAAATGAATGCGAAAAGATGTGCTTGGAGATGGAGGCAGAAAAATGAAACGAGCAATAGCGATGGCAATGTTAGCCCTGCTGATTATAACCTTAACGGGCGTGCAGTATTTGCGCGTATATAGCGGCGGCGTATGCGTGATGGTGGATGCAGACGGCAAGCCGCTGACATGAGCAGGGGGAGACGCATGAAAAAAATACAAAAACTGGATGACATTACCGCGGCGGACTGGGAGGATATCAAGCGGCAGCGCGAGCAAGGCGCGAATCTTGACCAAGTGGGCGAGCTGTACGGCATAACGGGTGCCACACTGGCAAAGTATGCAAGGCTTGCGGGCGTGGATATACCAAGGCGCACAGATTATAATCCGCTGCCGTCCATAGAGGATATACAGCGTTTGCGCACGGAGGGCATGAAATGGGCTGACATAACCGCAAAGTATCATGTATCGCGCGACCGACTACACAGCTACGCGCAAGAGCATGGCATAGATACGCGCTTAGTGCGTAAACCCACACTGACACCAGTGGACTGGGATGACGTGTGCAAGCAGCGTGAGGCAGGCAAGACATGGGGCGATATCGCGGAGCCGTATGGCATAAGTGGCCCGACGCTGCAAAAGCGTGCGGGCAGGCGTGGCATTGCCATCGGCCCCAGCAGATACGACAGATTGAATGCCATGCTTGACCCTGACTGGCCAGGCTGGGAAGATGTGAAGCAGATGCGCGAGCAGGGGGAGAAATGGACGGATATTGCCGAGCATATCGGCGTGACTACCGCGACCTTGCGCAGGATGATGGCGCACTTGGCGCTCCGCGCGCCGACAGGCGATGCGCATAAGTATTATGACGGCGCAAGCCCTTGCGAGAAAACCCTATACTCCCAGACACTGTGCTGGTCTTGCGCCAATGCCGTGCCGGACAAGTCGGGCAAGCGCGGGTGCGCATGGAGCAGGAGCTTTAAGCCCGTCAAGGGTTGGGACGCAGACGAGACGCGGCTATACAGCGACAAGCCGACGCAATCGTACCATGTGCGGCAGTGCCCAGAATTTGTGCGGGGATAGACGATGATGCCGCGGCGGGAGGGGGTATCAAAATCCCTGCGCCGTGGCGGCCCGTACCGCGGGCCCCTCAACGGAACAAAAAAATTTCGATTTTTGCGAAAAATCAGGCGAGGCAGTAGGATGGATAAAAGCGACAAAGAAAAGAGACAAAATGAACGCGCGGCAGTAAGGCGGCTGCTGATGTACTGGGGCAACGCAGAACGCACGCGCACGGACAAGGAGCGGCAGCTTGTGACGGTGGACGAAGAGATTGAAAGCCAGTACGACCTTCACCCTCAAATGCTAACGGGTATGCCGCACGGCAGCGGGGTATCTGATGCCACATATAACGCGGCGCTAAAGGCCGCGCGCGAGATAAAGCGGCTCGAACGAAAAAAGCAGCGCCTTGAAGCCGAACTGCAAGAGCTGAATTATCACGCGAGCATGATAGAATTTGAGGTGATGTGTCTGCCGCCGCTGGAGTGCGAGGTGATAAAGCTTAGGTATGTGGAGTATGGCGTGGCTAAAAGCGGGTACTGGGAAAAGGTGGCGCAGCGAATGCACGTGTCGCAGGATTGGGCAAAGGCTTTAGAACGGCACGGCGTGGAGCGGCTGATAAATCGCATTGCCCCATAAAGTCAACACGATACAACACGATTTATATGCTATACTGATATCATCAAAAAAGGGCTTCCGCATGGGAGCCTTTTTGCGTGGAGTGAATATGGAGCCTATAAAGTGGATACACACACCCGCCACCTGTAAAGAGTGCAAGCACTATGACAAGGGCAAGCGGCGGTGCGGGGTAAAGGAATGCCCGTATCCGGCAAGGAGGGGCAAAAGTCGTTGACACCGTGGCGGCTTGTATGGTATCGTTTGAGTATCATATTATTCAGGAGGGCAGGACGGATGGCTTACTGCAAGAATTGCGGCAAGGAAACGGAATGGATAAGTAAAAGCGGATACTGCAAAGAGTGCGCGGAGCAAATCCAGCGCGAGCGTGAGGGGAAGCCACCGAAGGCAAAAAAGCCGATATACAAGCAAGCGTGGTTTATCGTCTTGTGCGTGCTGGTGGCAGCACTTATGATTAACGCGATTGCGCACACGGGCAAGGGGACGGACGTATATGACGACATTATCAGCTCCTTTGGCGTGGCGGGGTACATAGATGATACGGACAATCTTGTGGTGTACACGCTCGCAAGCCCGGATGCAAAATTTAAGCAAAGCGTTAAGAAAAAGATTGCTGATATCCTTATAGCGCATTATGGCGTGGACAAATACGGTGACATTGAACAAATAACAATAGTCGTATTAAACGAATCGGATGGCGGCGAGCCGCAAATTATAGCCGCGTGGAATTGCAGCCGCGGGGACACGGCGAACGTCATAGACATTGACGACGATATAGCGACAGCGGCCATTGTGATGGCGCAGGGAGATTGATGGCTAAAGAGTATACCAAGGGCTTTTACACCCATAAGGCGTGGCGACAATGCCGCGCCTCTTTTATATCCGAGCGCATAGCGATAGACGGAGGGCGATGCCAACTGTGCCACGAGGCGCAGGGATACATAGTGCATCACAAGCAGGAGCTTGACCCACAAAACATTACGGACGCGGACGTGGCGCTTAATCACGACAATCTGATGTATCTTTGCCAAGACTGCCACAACAAGGTGCATGGCAAGACGCAGCCGAGCGTGATAATGCCGGACGGCAGGACAGTGACCCTTCCCCTATCCTGATCCGCGGAGTGGGGTGGGCGATACCGTGCGCCCCAGATACGAATAATACGCGAGTCGTGCATGGAATTTTTGGAAGATAGAAGGAGATGGAATAACATGGCGGGAAGGAAAAAGAAGAGCAAGGAAGTCGGCGTGGAAGAACTGCGCGCCCTTGCGAAAACGTATGGGCTGGAAGAAAACCCGCTGCTAATATCACAAATAGAAATGTATGCCGTACAGCAGCGTGTAATATCAATGATACGTGAGGAACTGAATAACTCAGACGCTGCCGTATCAAAGGAATACGTCAAGGGACGAGAAAACCTATACGCTCACCCGCTGATAAAAGAGCTGCCGAAGCATGCCGACAGCGCAACGCGAACGGCAGACGGAATCGTCAAACTGATAAAGGAACTGGGCACCAAGGGCGGTGATGATGATGGCTTCGAGGCGTTTGTCAGCAGCCGCTAACCCTATCCGAGAATACTACGCGAAAATCGAAAGCGGGGAGGAAATTGTAAGCGACAAGGTAAGGCGAACGTACAAGAAGGTGGTAGCTGACCTTGACAGCAAAAACAGCGAATACTATTACGACCCCAAGCGCGCCCAGCATGTCATAGACTTTGTACAAAACTACTGCCGACACAGCAAGGGCAAACTGGGCGGGCAGAAAATACAGCTCGAACTTTGGGAAAAAGCTTTTTTGTCAACCGTATTTGGCTTTGTGGACATTGAAGGCAACCGAAAATACCGCGAGGCCATTTTGATTATAGGCCGCAAAAACGGTAAGAGTTTACTTGCGTCCGCTATCGGGCTATACCTTATGCTTGCGGACGGCGAAGCTGGTGCAGATGTGTACGCCGTGGCTACCACGCGAGACCAAGCTAAAATTGTGTGGCTGGAAGCAAAACGCATGGTGAAAAAGTCGCCTGTGCTACTGCGACGGGTGCGCCCGCTTGTGGGCGAAATGGTAGCAGATTTTAACGAAGCCACATTCCGCCCGCTTGCGTCCGATAGCGATACGCTGGACGGTCTGAACGTCCACGGGAGCATAATGGACGAGCTTGCCGCATGGAAGCGCGGCAAGGAACTGTATGACGTAGTAATCGACGGCAACAGCGCGCGCGAACAACCGCTGAACATCATAACGACAACGGCGGGAACCGTGCGCGAGGATATATACGACCAGAAATACGACGAGGCGCGCCGCGTCATAAACGGATACGACGACCCAACGGGCTATCACGATGAAACAATGATAGCTTTTGTATATGAACTGGATAAACGGGCAGAGTGGACTGACCCCAGCTGCTGGAAGAAGGCCAACCCCGGACTTGGCACAATAAAGAATTATGAAACGCTCGCCCGAAAGGTCGAGCGCGCGAAGGACAACCCGGGGCTTGTTAAAAATCTGGTATGCAAAGAATTTAATATACCCGAAACAACATCCGAAGCGTGGCTGACGTTTGAAGAAGTTGAAAACAGAACAACCTACGACTTGGCACAGCTTAAACCGCGCTACGGTATAGGCGGCGTGGACTTGTCGAGCACTACCGACTTGACGGCGGCAAAGGTAATCTTCCAAGTGCGGGGCGACCCGCACATATACGTCAAGTCTATGTATTGGCTGCCGGAAGACTTAATAGAAAAGCGCGTCCGCGAAGATAAAATCCCATATGATGTGTGGATAGAGCGCGGGCTTATGCGCACATGTGCGGGCAATAAGGTATATGCGCACGACGTAGTTGACTGGTTTGTGGAGCAGCAGGAGCAGAACGACATCTACATACCGTGGATTGGCTACGACAGTTGGAGCGCAACATATTTTGTCGAAGAAATGCGGGGGCACTTTGGGGCAGAAAGCATGGTGCCTGTGATACAGGGATATAAAACCCTGTCCGCGCCGATGAAATCACTTGGCGCGGATTTGGCTGCAAAGCTTATAGTCTATAATGACAACCCGCTGGATAAGTGGAATTTTAGCAATGTAGCATACGAAGAGGATAAAAACGCTAATATCCGCCCGTGCAAAACGTCTCGACCGACGCGGCGAATTGACGGCTTTATGGCGCTGCTTGATGCATATGTAGTGCTGCAAGATAAAAAAACAGATTATGAAAACATGATATAAGGGGGGATACCGTGGGACTTTTTCAAAAGCTTTTCCCCAAACCGCAAGCAAAGGCGGTGGACGGATATTTTCAGACGCTGACGGGATACACGCCGGCGTTTACCACTTTTTCGGGAGGGGTGTATGAGGCGCAAATCACACGCGCGGCTATACATGCGATTGCTACTCATGCGTCAAAGCTTAAACCCGAAGTGACAAACAATGAGCAGCTTGCGCGGCTTTTACAGCACCGCCCGAACCCGTGGCAGAACACGAGCCAGTTTTTGTATCGCGTGGCAACGATTTTTGCCGTTGATAATAATGCTTTTATCGTCCCGATATACGACGAGTATTTTGAGCGCATAATCGGATACTACCCAATACTACCGAGTATGGCGGAGCTGGTAGACCACGACGGCGAGCCGTGGCTAAGGTACACATTTTCAAACGGCGCGAAAGCGGCGATTGAATTTAGCAAGGTTGGCGTTCTAACACAATTTCAGTATCAGCAAGATTTTTTCGGCGAGAATAATGCGCCCCTGCGCACCACTTTGCAGCTTATAGATACGCAAAATCAAGGCATAGAGCTCGGTATAAAAAACTCGGCGGCAATCCGATTTATGGCCAAGCTTGGGAACTCCCTTCGCCCCGACGACATAGAAGCGGAGAGGGAACGCTTTGTAAAATCGAACTTTGGCGCGGCCAACAACGGCGGCGTAATGATGTTTGATACAAAATATGCCGAGGTTAAGCAAATAATCAGCAAGCCGTATATAGTCGATGCCGACCAAATGAAAGCCATAAACGATAGTGTATATAACTATTTCGGCGTAAATGAGAAAATACTGCGGAACGAATGGGATGAGGATGATTATACCGCATTTTATGAGGGCAAAATAGAACCTTTTGCGGTGCAGCTTGGCCTTGCTATGACCAACATGACGTACAGCGACCGCGCAATAGCGTTTGGCAACGAAATCATGTTTAGCAGTAACCGCTTACAGTATGCGTCGACAAGCGCAAAACTGCAAGTGACGCAAACGCTGCTTGACCGCGGCATAATCAGCCGTAATCAGGCTTGCGATATATGGCAGCTGCCGCATATTGAGGGCGGCGACGATTATGTAATACGCGGCGAATATATGAGCGCGGACAACGCAACAAAGACCCCACGCGAGGTGAAGCCGGAAGAACCGGAGGAAGAAACGGAGAACGATAATGATAACGAATGATAGGCAGTACCGCGCCTTTGAGGTGCGAGCAAATGAGGCTGAGTGCCGCGTAGAGGGATACGCGGCTATTTTTAACTCCGCGACCGTCATGTATGAATGGGACGGGGTGCAATATAAAGAATCCATTGACGCGCGAGCCTTTAGCGAAACACAAATGGCCGATGTGGTAATGAACTATAACCACACGGGAAAACCCGTGGCGCGAACGAAAAACGGGACGCTCACCTTGACTGTGGACAGCGTGGGGCTGAAAATCAGCGCCGACTTGTCGGGCACGGAAGAAGGTCGCCGCCTGTACGAAGAAATTAAAGGCGGTTATATAGATAAAATGTCCTTTGCGTTTACGGTGAGCGCGGAAGAATACAATCGCGACACACGGACGCGCACGATAACAGGTATCAAGCGGCTTTTTGATGTGGCCGCCGTAGATATACCCGCCTATGATGCAACAAGCATCAGCGCGCGGTCTTTTTACTCCGCGGAGGCGGAGCGAGAGGCGGCGGAGGCCGTAAAGCGCGAAAGGCAAAAAAGAAAAATTAAAATCTTAATGGAGGTAATGAAAAATGACTATGACCGAAATTGAAGCCCGACTGGCCGCTATACCCGCCGAGCTTGAGAAGGATGGAGCCGACCTTGACGCGCTTGAGCAGGAGGTGCGCAACCTGACTGCCGAAAAGCAGAAGATAACTACCACCGCCGAAAAGCGCAAGGCGCTTATCGCGGAGATAACCAATAATGGCGAGGGCGCGCCCATAATGCGCAAGGCCGAAAAGCCCACTGACCCGTATAATACACCTGAGTATCGTAACGCATGGGCTAAGGCTATACGCGGGCTGCCCTTGACCGACGCAGAAAAGCGCGCTTATAGTAACGGCACTGGTACTGGCGCAGAAGTAATCCCCACTGCGCTTGCCAACCAAATAATTGACAAGATGAAAACCATCGCGCCGATGCTGAATGAAATTGACCTGCTGTCCGTAGCGGGCAATGTCAAGTACGCGGTCGAAGGCACTAATAACGCCGCGTCCATCCACACCGAGAACGCAACTATAACCGCGGCGGCGGACACCCTTGCGACGGTATCCCTCGGTGGCTATGAAATCACCAAGCTGGTGCAGATATCCGACACCGTAAAAACAATGAGCATACCCGCATTTGAGACTTGGATAGTAAACAAGCTGGCAGAAGCCCTTGCTCGTAAGGTCGAGGACTTGATAATATCTGGATCCGGCACATCCGAACCGAAGGGCATAGACAAGGCCAACACCTGGGGCGCGGATAACAGCATAACCGTCGCCAAGACCGGCACGCTGTCCACCCAGAACGTGCTTGACCTTATCGGGCTGCTTAACGCGGGCTATGATAGCAACGCTAAATTTTTGATGTCCAAGCGCACCCTTTTTACTGACTTTATGCCTTTGCAGGATAAAGCCAAGAACGACATCGTTACGATGGAGGGCAAAAATTACTACATCTTTGGCTACCCCGTGCTGATAAGCGACTATATGACGCTGCATGAAGCGTATCTTGGCGACTATCGCAAGGTAGTCGGCAATATGCCGGAGAGCATGAGTGTAAAGAGCGCCTTTGACATAAACACCAACAGCTACAAGTATCTGGGCGTGTGCATGTTTGACTGCACCCCTGCGCTGGGCGAAGCGGTTGTTAAGCTTGTAAAAGCAAGCGCCTAATGACTAACGGGAGGGGCGCAAGCCCCTCCTCCTGCTAAAAGAAGGAGGATGGAATGGCACAGGAAATGCTGCTGAACATCGTGCGCACATCCCTGCGCCGCAAGTCTACGGACTTAGACCAGCTTGAACTTGTGCCGCTTATAGAGGCGGCGAAAGCGGACTTGTCTGCGGCAGGGGTAGAGAGGATAAACGACTACGACCCAATGGTGCAAGCAGCTGTGATGCTGTATGTGCGCTGGATGATAGAGCGCGACACGCAAATGCGCAGCGTGTACGAGCGCGTAAAAAACGGCATGGCGCTTAACGGCAAGTACCGTGCTTAACCACTTTGACGATACCATAAAACTACGCAAGATAACGCCGACTATAACAGACGGGTTTGCCACGCAGACCGTGACGACCCGCGAGGTATGGGCAGACAGGCAGAGCGCAACGCGGCAGGAATACTATGCCGCGGCTGCCGTCAATCGACGAATCGACGTAATATTTGTGGTAAATACAATTGACTTTGCGGACGAAGAAGAACTTGAATATAACGGCGATATATACGACATTGTACGCACATATCAGCCAAGCCTTGACCGCGTAGAGCTGACCTGCGAAAGGAGGCGGCAGCGTGACAATAAATAGTGCTTTAGCTGCGCTTAAACTGCCTATAACGCACCCGCCTTATAAGGGGGAGGCCGACGAGTACGTGACCTATCAGCTTATAACCCAATCGACAACGCTATACGCCGAAGGAACCGAGGCTGAAACGTCCGTACTGTATGCGGTAGACTACTACACTAAGACCGTGCCGTTTGAGGCGAAACTGCTTGAAATCAAGCGACTTTTGCAGACGGCGGGATGGACTTGCACCGTAAATGCCGAGGACTATGAGCCGGATACGGGGCTATATCATATCCCCATGACGGCGACACATATAGGCGGTATATATGGCTAAGATGTATGTGGACGGCATAGACGACATACAAAACGCCTTGCATGCGACCGAGGACGGCATAGCGGACTTTGTGGACGATTTACTCGCGGCCGGCGGGGAAATTGCAAAAGAAAAAGTAGAACAAAGTATACTGCGCCATGGGCACATTCGCCCAGTGTCGGACATCTTACTGCGGTCGATAAAAATCCAAAAAGCCAAAGACAAAGAGGGACGAAAGTATGTAGATGTGGTAGCGGCGGGGAAACGAAAGACGGGCACTACCAATGCCCAGATTGCCTTTGTCCTGAATTATGGCCGATCACACTACACCGGTACACGCTTTTGGACGGAAGCGGAAGAACAAGCCCGCAAAGAATACGAAGAACTTGTAAATCAAAAAACCGACCTTTTTTTGAAGGAGAAAGGACTAAATTAAATGCCTACTTTTGACTTGCGCGGCCTGAAAGTGGCCGAGTACAAAAACGCAAGCGGTACGGTGACATACGACACCCCCACAAGCATGGGCGACGCTATGACCGTGCAGCTTAATCTTACGTCCGCCGAGGGCAGATTATACGCGGAGGGCAAGCTTGCCGAATATATGAAACAGGTGACGGGCGGCACGATATCCGCGGGCGTGAAGTACATACCCGACGATGCCCAGAAGCTAATGTTCGGCGTAACCGAAAAATCCCGCACCATATCTACCACGGCAACCAAAAGCCTTTTGACCACGGCGAAGGACACGCCCAAGTATGTCGGCCTTGGCTTTTATGCGCCCGACATGCGGGACGGCTCGAACAGGGTAACGGCTTGTTTTGTGCACAAAGTGCTTTTTGGCCAGCCTGCCATGAATTTGCAGACCAAAGGCGAAAACATACAATTTCAGACCCCGACAACGTCGGGAGAGTTCCTGCCGAGCGACGCGGACACACAAGATATAATGGAGGTGGCCGTGCTTGAAGATGCCGCTGGGGCTATAGCATGGATAAATGCTTGCTTTGGCGCGAGCGCGTAAGGAGGCCACATGGACGACATCAGGCTTAAAACCGCGCCGTTTGAGTGGCGCGGAGAAAAAATAAAGCTGTGCTGCAATATGAATGTTTTGGCGGATGTGCAAGAAGCCTACGGCGGCAACATATCCCGCGCGTTTAAGGGCAGAACCATACGGGCAACGCTAACATTTTTGACGGCGATGATAAATGACGCTACGGACGGCGACTTGTCCGTCCGCGAGGTAGGCCGCGAAATCCCTATAAGCGAACTGGGCTATATAAGCGGCGTTGTGCTGCCCCTTGTGACCGAGGCACTGAAAAGCGCGGGCGGCGAGGACACAGAAAAAAAAACGGAGACAGCGGCGAACCGCTGAATTTTGCATGGTACCTTGCCGTGTGGGTGATGGCGTTACGGCTGCCCGAGCGTGATTTTTGGGCGACTGCAACGCCATACCGCATAGCAAAAATTCTGACAGCGTATAAAGAGATAGGCAAGGCGAAAGAGGCTGAAAAGCCCGTAAGCCTTGCAGACTATTTAGGAGTATAAAGCGATGCCGAATATTAGGACACGATTTGTCGCAGAAGGCGAAAAAGAGTATAGGCAAGCGCTTAAGGAAATAAACGGCGGACTTAGCGTGCTGAGCGCAGAGAGCAAGAAGCTGCAAGAGCAATACAAGGGCAACGAAAAAAGCCTTGAAGCCCTGACCGCGACCAATGAAAATCTTGACCAGATAGTCTTATCTCTTAGCGACAAACTGGACTTGCAAAAAAAGCGGTTGGCAGAGCTGTCACAAGCTTACGGCGAAAGCGACGACCGCACGCAGCGTATGCGCAAGGCCGTAGTAGAAACAGAGACTGCGTTGCTAAAGCAACAGCACGCGCTTGACGAAAATACAAAGGCGCTGGACGACTTCGGCGAGGGTGAGGACGACGCGGCAGACAAAGCGCAGGGACTTGGCGACGCGCTTAACGATATCGGCGGGAAGTTTGGGATAAGCTTACCGAAAGAAATGACCAACACCCTTAACGGGATGCTTAAAATCGACACGCAGACGCTTGTGACGATAGGTACATTTGCCGCCTTAGCCGCGGCGGTGGCAGAGGTCGAAAAAAAGCTTATAAGCCTGACGATAGAATCAGCGGCATACGCGGACGAAATACTTACGCAATCCGCGGTGACGGGGCTATCGACCGAAGCGCTGCAAGAGTATCAGTATGCCGCCGAGCTTGTGGACGTATCGCTGGATACGCTGACTTCAAGCCAATCGAAAATGATAAGGAGCATGGATGCGGCACGGCGTGGCAGCAAAGAGCAAGCGGAAGCCTTTGACAAGCTGGGTATTGGCGTGCAAAATGCGGACGGCACGCTGCGCGACGCACAAGAGGTTTTCGGCGATGTAATAGACGCGCTTGGCGCTATAAGCAACGAAACAGAACGCGACGCGATAGCAATGACCATTTTCGGGCGTTCCGCACGCGACCTGAATCCGCTGATAAAAGCCGGTAGCGACGGCTTGCGCGAGCTTACCCAAGAGGCGCACGATGTAGGCTATGTAATGGGCGAGGAAGCATTAGATGCTTTGGGCGCGGTTGACGACCAGCTTCAGCGCATGAACCGCTCAAGTGAAGCCCTCAAAAATCAGATTGCCGTCGGCATGGCTCCGGCAGTCGAAAACCTAATGAAAAAAGGGACTGACCTTTTCGTGCGGCTGCAAGAAGCCGCCGAAGGGTCGGGCATTTTAGAGGTTTTCGGTGCGCTGCTTGACGTGGTATCCGCGCTCGAGCCGCTTTTTGATGTGCTTTTCGGCACGGCAGAGGATGGCGTGCCTGTGCTGCAAACCCTTGCGCTTGCGCTGGGCGTTCTGGCCGACGCGCTGACCATAGTAGCCAACACGATAGCAATAGTAATAGAACTGTTTAAGCAGCTATTTAACCTTATCAGCGGCAAGGGCTTTGATGACAGCAATCTTACTCGCTATGGCGAAAACATAGCCAAGGTTTTTAGCGACGAGGGAGCAAGCGCCCGGGCGTGGAGCGGCGGCTTTGGGAGAAATATAGGCCGCAACGCGGACGGCACGGACTACTGGCCCGGCGGGCTGACTTGGGTAGGCGAACGCGGGCCGGAACTGGTATCCTTGCCGCAGGGGAGCAGGGTATACAGCGCGGAGGACAGCCGCAGCATGGGCGGCACGAATAACTATTATTTGACCGTGCAATCGCGCGACATGGAAACCGTGGCGGCAATGACGGCAACATTCAAGCGCGCGAGGCAGGCAGAAAGGGCTAAGTAATGGCAAAAACAGAAATCAGAGTTGGAGTTGACACGACAAAATTGGCGGTAGCATACGGGTCGGCAGACCAAGCACAGGCGGCTGGCACAACGGCATACTTTGGGATAGAATACGGCAGCTATACGCTCCCTGCAAACAAAAAAATAATATCCAAAACACTTATGCTACGCGTGAATGCTCCGGCACGCACTTACGGCGGGCAGCACTATCCGAATCAAAGCCCGACATATTATGCCGGCTATACTGGCTACGCCGACAACGCGCCAGCCGGATATACTACGGTGACAACGACAAGCCATCCGCGAGATATCGAAGTTGCGCCCACGCCAATCATACCAATAGACGCTCCGGCACTATATTGGTTTGATATGGGGAAACCCTATATCAAAAGAACATATCCTAAGCCCGATAGCCTGTCGCAAGGCGATTGGCTACCGCTTGAATTGCCAGATGACCATGCGATGGATCCGAGGGGCGGATACATATATGTACGAGAAATGCGCGCGTACACACCCCAAGAAAACGCAGCAGACAACAGAATACCCGGGAAAACTGCCTATAAATATACCGAACCTAATGTAACAACGGCAGTATATTATGACTTTTGGGCAAGGGTTGGCACAGACGGGGACAACATAGAATTAAGCGAACGAAACTATTTAAAAATAGTGGTTGCCGACTATCCGCAAATCCCGACCGTAAAAAGCCCGATACTGGGCGAGACGGTCGCGCCAAGCGGCGGCGTGGTGCGCTTCAGCTGGGCGCATAACCCCAGCCCGCAGAGCAATCTGCCGCAAAAGGGCTACAATCTGCAAATATCGGGTGACGGCCTGACGTGGGAGACAATCACCGCGACAAGCACCAATCAATATGCCGATGTGCCGGTTGCGAAAATTCCCAGCGGTAATTTTTACTGGCGCGTACAGACCATAGACACAGACGACGCGCCCAGCGATTACAGCGACCAGGCATATGCATACTACGGCACGGCTCCGACCGCGCCAAGTATAGTGACAAGCGTTTTCACATCGGCAAAGCCTCGCTTGATATGGACGACCACCTTTACGCAGAGCGCATACAAGGTGCAAATCCTAAAGGGCGCGACCTACATAGTGGACATCACCGCCGAGAGCAGCGACCAATTTTACGACATCCCCGTCGCGCTTGAAAACGGGGAGCAGTACACCGTGCGCGTATCGGCGCGGGACGAGGCGGCGCACTACAGCGCATGGGCAGAGGATACCATAACGGCAAATTACATAACCCCGACCACGCCGTCCTTCTTTCTTTCAAAAAAAAAAGATGGCATTGAAATAATAATAAGCCACAATCAGACAGGGATACTGCGGTACGATATATACCGCTTTGCCCCTGGCGACGCGGATTTTATCCGCATCGGCAGCACCACGACAAAAAAATATAAGGACTGGTCTGTGATGGATGGCGAAGTGCGATATAAGGTGATAGCGGTAAGTGCGAGCGGCGAAAGCAAGGGCGCGCAGCAACGCACGACGTTTGAGCTGACGACGGGATGGCTTACGCCCGTGGACGACCCCACGCATCCGTTTGAAGTGCGCTACAACGTACAGGACAGGTATTATACCGATTATGACGTTAGCATGATGGAATATTCGGGGCGCGAAAAGCCCGTGGCAGAATTTGGGCAGCTTGCCCAGAGGTCTGTGACGGTATCCTTTGCCACAAATGACAAGGACGCATATAAGGCACTTGAACGGGTGATACAGCAGCGCAAAACGGTGCTGTACCGGAATGCGCGGATGAAAATGTACGGCGTGTGCATAAGCCCGTCCGACCAGCCCGCAGACTACTACGGTATGATATACAATCTATCGTTTGCTATTAACGAAGTCGAGCACAGCGAGGTGGTATGATGCAGTTTGCACGGGCAGGATATACGGATGCAGAGATACAGGCAGCGCTTGTGGCACCCACGCGGCAAATCCGCGTGCGCTACGAACTGCTGGGGCGCGACTTGCAGTACAAGCGCGACATAACGACTGTATCCAGCGGCACTATAACCTTTGACAGCGGCAGTGCGATAATGCGTACTGCCGCTTTCGAAATGCGCGACGAAGAGATAGACTATCTCAGCGCGCGCATTCGCCCGGTTTTCGGGCTGCGCATGGGCGACACGTGGGCGGAGTGGCCGCTGGGGGTATTTGTGCTGTCGTCGCCGGAGCGCGTGGCGAAAGCTAAGACGGTATCGCGCACGGTAGAGGCATACGACCTTACCCAGCTGCTAAAGACGGATGGCATATCCACGCGGCTATACTATCCGGCAGGGACGCGCTATACAGACATAGTACTTAATGTGTTGTACGGCGCGGGCATAACCCGCGCGAACATCGAAGGCGCAGAGGACACTATTGCCGAGGCGGTTGAGTATGCCCCGGGAGCATATAGGCTGGACATAATCAACGAGCTTTTAGCGGCAATAAATTATACGCCCATACACCCCGACGCAAACGGAATTTTTATCGCGCGCAAGCAGCGAGATATCGAGCTTAGCGACATTGCGTACAAGTACAGCACCAAGCAGGACAGCGTGATAATGGGCGAGGCTAAGGAGGCTGTAGACTACTTCGACACGCCAAATAGATTTATCGCTTATGTATCATCTCCGGAAGTCGCGCCCATGCGGGCGGTGTATGAAAACGCCGACCCGCAGTCGCCATTAAGCACCAAAAACAGGCAAGTGGTAACGGAAGTAATCGAACTGCGCGACATAAGCACACAGGCGGAGCTTGATGCGTATGTGCGCCGCCGAGCCATCGAAGCCGAGGCGGACTTGCACGGCATAGACTTTGCGACGGGGCTTATGCCGATGCACGGGTATAAGGACGTGTACCAATTTGAGCACGAGATGCTTGGCATAAACGAGATTTACCAAGAGACTGCGTGGAGCATGGAACTGCGTGCAGGCGGGAAGATGCGGCACAAGGCAAGGAGGATAACAGAATGAATTTTGCTACCATAAAAGCCGTGTATGACGACGGGGTGACGCTGGCGTTTGACGATGGCAGCGAATCGCAAAAGCATTACAAGGTCAACAGCGGCGTGGTCTTTAACGCGGGCGACCGCGTAAGAATTTTAGAGGACAACGGAACATATGTCGTCGAATATGTTGTAGGCCGACCCATAAAGGCAATCAATGCAGGGACGGCAAGCACCGCAGGCAGCGCGAATAAACTTAGTACTGCCCGACAAATCCGACTGACTGGCGATGTGGAAGGTACGGCGAACTTTGACGGAAGCGCCAACATATCTATTAGTGTATCGTCTTTGCGCACGGCGACGCTTAAAAATGCACACTCGCCGAATGACAAAAACAAGGATATATCGTTATATGCCCAGTATAATAATGCGCTTTATTATCGCGTGGGCTCGAATACACTTGTAAAGCTACAAAATGGCTAAGGAGGACACATGACCTACAATATCACCCTAACCGCCAACCACCAATCTTTGACCGCCGAATATCTCCCCCTTGCCGCTGAATCCGTACAGTACCTTACCGCAAAGGTGGTGTGTGAAACCGAGGACTGGACGGGGCGCGAGATAAAGACCATGTTTGGACAGGGCTGCACGGTGCACGAAGTGACCGTGACAGGCGGGGAGATAACCGCTAAGCAGCAGCTTAACCTTACAGCGGGCGACTGGCGCGTATGGCTTGTGGGCAACTCCGCGCGGGACGGAGATGTAATCCCGCGTATCACCACAAACGTTGCGCGTATCAGCGTAGCCCCGACAGGCGGCACGGAGGGTAATCCCTTCCCCACAATCCCGCCCACGGCGGAGGAGCAGCTGCGGGCAGATATGGGCAATCTTGCCGACTTGACCACGGAGGACAAAAGCAGTCTTGTGGCGGCGATAAACGAGGCGGCAGCGAGCGGCGGTAGCAAGGATGCCGTGACTTATACCCCGCAAACCCTGACGACCGAACAGCAGGAACAGGCCAGAACGAATATCGGGGCTGAAAAAGCGGGAACGGCGTACACCAAACCCGCATCCGGCATACCCAAATCCGATCTTGCGGACGATGTGCAGACAAGCCTTGCCAAGGCTGATACGGCTATATCCCTCGGCCTAACCGCCGCCACCCCCGGCCAGATAATCAAGGTAAAGGCCGTGCAGGATGGCAAGCCCACGGAGTGGGAGGCGGTGGATCTGCCGGGTGAGGAAGAATGGGAAAAAATAAAAGAAATCACCATAGCCGAAGATGCCGGCGAAGCTAACGCATTGACCATAAATGCCGATGAAAACGGGAACACATTTAGGCTTAAAAAGGCGCGTCTATGCGCCAAATTCCCTGCGTACACGGGTACAAGCACCATACCAAACTATTCTTTTGCCATGATTAATGGGAAAACGACAGGGCGAGTTACCCCATTGCTGTATACCTCGGTATGGCCTAAGATAAGCACAAATACTATAACCGGCACTATATACTATGTCGATGTATCTGGCGCACAACAGATTGAGCACGCGCAGATAAACGGCAACGTCGGCTGGTCTGACGACACAGCTCACGACTATGCGGTGTATGGGGCCGTAGGTGATAACCAACGAACTATGTATGGTGATACGTTATGGGCGAAGCCAATTACATCTATAGGCGGGACGGGTATGCTGATATATCCTGGGTGCCATTTTGTATTATATGGGGTGAGAGAATGAAAATTTGTGAAAACGGCATAATCCGCGATATGACCGCAGAAGAAATAGCGGAGCTTGAAGCGCTTGCGGCAGAGCAGCCCGCGCCCGAACCCACGGCAGAAGAAAGAATAGCAACGCTTGAAGAAGCGTTAAATATGCTATTGTCGGGGGTAACGGAATGACGGACAAATTGCGCAATAAAATCCTTGCCTACAATCGCAGGATAAAGGCTGATCGTGCGGAGCGGGACGAGCTGAAAGCCAAGCTTGACCGCATCCGTGATGCGGTAGATGGCATGACGGGGCTGCCGAGCGTGTCAAAGCTGGCGGCCTTTCTGGAGACCGTCAAAGAGATTATAAAGCCAAAGGAGGGCTGAAATAATGAAAAGATACTTTGCAATGTTGCTTGCCGTTGTACTGCTGTGCATATGCACGGGCGCAATGGCTATGGGCTGGGGACGCGCGGACAATCCGCCCCCGACTTACACCGTGACCGTCACCAAACTGGACAAGGTGGCGACCACCAGCGGCGCGGCCTATACCCCCTCACCGGGTAAGGCTGCTACAGTCGGCACGGTGGTGTACTTTACGGCAAAATTTTTGGATGCCGAAGGCAATCTCGTGCAGGGCACTATCAATCTTACGGATATGGACGTGCTGTATCTTGATGGCGATGTAGTCGCCGCGATAGTCACAGGCGCATACCCCGCCGTGCGGGCGGTATACAAGTATACCACTCCATTGGCGGAGCTGACCTATGACGGCAAGCCCGTGACCATAAGCGGGGATACCGTGACCATAGGCGGCCTGACCTTCGTCCGCCGCAAAGGCGTGGCGGTAGATGTGTCCATAGCGGGCGGCCTTGCCGACCTGACCCGCGAGCTGAACGCGCTGAGTATGACGCTTGACGACATCTACGCGGGCAAGATATACATGGACGATGCCGCGCTTGTGGCGAACCTCGGCAAAAATGTGAAGGCCGAGGGCGTGGCAAGGTGGTACACCGCCGAAAGTCCCGCCGTGCCCGGTCTCCCGCAGACAGGCTCCGCGCCCGTGTATATAGGCTATATAATGATTCTTGCCGCGCTGACCTTGGGGGTAAGAGTATGGGCAAAAAGATAGACGATTTTGTCGCATACCTGAATAGCCATCTGGGTGACGCTTACGTCTGGGGCGCACAGGGCGAAAGGGTAGACAACCGCGTCGACCTTGAAAAATGGGTGCGGAGGAAGGAAACTTCACGCCGCGAAGCCGACCGCGCCCTTGCATACATCAAAAAAGCCACCAAAACGCCGCTGTATGCTTTCGATTGCAGCGGCCTTATAATTCATTGGCTTAGGGACATACGCGGGCTCATTGACGGCGACACAAGTGCCGCAGGACTGTACAGACAATGTACCCAAAAGGGCAAGCTTGCCGCGTGGCAGATGCAGCCTGGCGACCTTGTATTTAGGTACAGCTTCGCTAAGGGCAAAATGGGACACGTCGGCGTATACGTCGGCAACGGCATGGCGATAGAGGCACAAGGCCGTGACGCTGGCGTAGTGATGCGCCATCTGTCTTGCGGCGGCTGGACACATCAGGGCAGACACCCCGCGCTTGCCGAGGATGCCGCCCCGACCGTCTTTAAGCTGACCTCGCCCATGATGCGCGGTGAAAATGTCAAGGCTATGCAGGCCGCATTGAACGCCTGTGGCTACGATTGCGGCAAGGCCGATGGAATCTGTGGCAAGGCCACAATGACGGCTGTAAAGGCGTTTGCAACGGCGCATACGGAGGGTTAGCCCGTGGAATGGTGGGGATGGTGTGCATCAATACTGGGGGCTATCGTGCTTATCGCGCAGGGCATAAAGGCGGTAAGGGAAATCATAGCCCCCGCATTATCTATGCGGGAGAAGCTTGATAAAGTGCTTGAGCATGATTCAAACGATTTGAAGCGATTTGAGGAAGTAAACACAAAATTTGCGCGGCAGGAAGTCACAAACCAGGCCATTATAACCGGCCTTGTGGCATTGATAAACCACGAGATTGACGGGAACGGAATTGACGGGCTGAAAAACGCCCGTGCAGAACTTTTGCAACACATAATTGAAAGGAGATAAGAATAATGACGAACGAATTTTTTACTTGGGCAGTGCTTTTGACCTATGCGGGGGCGACCCTCGCTACCAGCCTTGTAACCCAGCTTATCAAGGGCGTGGGCTTTATCGACAAGATTCCCACGCGCCTGACCAGCTATGTAATCGCGCTTGTGGTGCTTATAGCAGCCACATTTTTCACCGGCGGCTTGACCCTTGAAGCGGGTGCGCTGTGCGTGATAAATGCCGTAGTAGTATCTTTGGCCGCGAATGGCGCATATGATGCCATAGCCCGCGATAAGAAATAAAATTGCCACCGCCCCTCTGCGACACTAAAAAGGCCGGAGGTGATAGGCCGTTGAGAAGCCGGCCTGCGTGGTGGACAAAAGTATTTTGCAAACCCTATCCCGTGCGGAGTGGGAAGGGATAATCTATCAGCGGATTTTTTGCGAGCGCGACCGCTGGCTTGTGGCGCGTCACCTGCTGGATGGTGTGCCGTATGACAGGCTTACAGCGGAGTATCAGGCGCGGTACACAGATGCGCCGCTGGAGTATGACCAAATCCGCCGCCGATACAAGGCAGCGGAGAGAACCCTTATAAAATATGCCCCCTAATGGGGGCTTTTTATTTTTGGCTTGACATATGCGGGGCGGTGCTGCCGCCCCTTACCCTCTGTGTCTTAGCGGTTCAGCGTCTCGGCGGCGTGCTTGGCTACTGCCGCATCGTAGGCGGATTCGCAGTCCTCGGAGCTGTCAAAGTCTATATCCAGCTCATAGCACAGCGCCTCGACAAGATTCGGCTCCCACTCGGCATCGTCGTCTATGGCCGCTATAAGCTCATCTGCCGTAGCCGCGCGGACTTCGTTGCGGGGGAAGTCTTTTTCCGCTACCCGCCACATGGGGATAAAATCTTCGCCATACTGCTCATAAGTCTCGGTGCCTTCAATCGCTTTGTAAACCTTCATTTTTAACTCCCTTCGGGGCTTTAGCCCCTTGCTTTATCGTGTCTTTATTATATACTATACCGGAATAGTTGTCAAGGGGTTTTTGCTGACTTTTTAATTTTCCTCGCGTTGCATGGCAGCATTGATGGCGCGGTTTATAAATTCGTTCATGCTTTCTCCGCGCTCTGCGGCGTGATTTTTTATTATCCGCTTTTGCCCTTGCGGGACAAAAACGTCTATGCGCTCAATTTTTGCGCGATAAGCGGCGGCGTATTTTTTATTGCGCTCATAGCTTGGCATTTGCTTTTAGACCTCCCTTATCTCTGGGTGGGCGGGCATTGCCCGCCCGTTTGCCCTGTCTCACATTACGATAAAATCTTCGCCGTACTTTTCAAAGTGGCGCTTGCAGTACTCGTCCACAAATTCCTGCTCCGTGCAGG